CACTATACAAATTTACCTGTAAAAATAGTTCAACAGAAATATTTACCTAACCGATCAATTGAAGCTATTAAAAAACAAGCTAGAAAATTAGGAGTGCAACATAAATTTAAGAAGGATTTTATATGGAATAATACAGACGTTAAATTAGAAGAGGACAAGCCATTCTCCATTAAATTAATATACAGAAAGGAAAATAACGATGCTTGATTTAGATATCTTAAGTGAATTACCTAATCACCAAATTGAACAGCATATATCACATGTAGCATTGTATCCACGTAAATCCCGACCTACATCTACTATTAGAACGGATGAAGATATAGAAAGGGATTTGCAAAATCAAATAGCTTCATTAAAAAGACTTTGCGAGAAAAAAGGATGGAGTTATGAATTCTATACTGAAATTGGATCAGGTGAGAACATAAAAGATAGACCGAAAATGACAAAACTTTTAGAAGATGTTAAGCAGGGGAAATTTGATGCAATTCTTATCACTGAATATACTAGGCTCGGCAGGGGTAGTGGTGGAGACCAAGAAAAAATATTAATAACACTTCGTGAGAGTGCTACTGTAATAGTAGAAGATAGTGGTAGAATACTTAATCCATTAAACGAAGCCGACTTACAAATTATGAATATGCAGGGTTTTTTCTCTAATACAGAGTATAAAGGTATTGTATCAAAATTCATTAGAGGTAAAAGAGAAGGCGCACGTAGAGGACAATGGGTATCTGGACATGCGCCATACGGATACGACTTTAATCGTAAGACAAGAAAACTTGTAATTAATGAAAAACAAGGTGAAGTTTATAGAAAGTATATTCTACTTCCTTATATAAATGGAGATTCAACTTCAGAAATTGTAAATAACTTAAATAAATTGAATATACATTCACCTAGAAGTACTGTTTGGACTAAAACAACAGTAATCAACTTGTTGAAAAGTGAAGTGTATAAAGGTGAGATAATCTATAACAAAACAGTTGGTAGTAAATCAAAAGACCCTTCTTTAAATAGAGCGCCATACAGGAAAATAAAAGAAGAAAATTGGATAAGAGTTCACAATGCTCATCCTCCTTTAAAATCAGAAGAGGAACATGAAAAAGTAATGGGTCTTTTCAAAGTCAAAGGAAACTCTAAAGGTATAAATAAAAATTACCATCCTTTATCGGGGTTAGTCAAATGTTTCTCTTGTGGTAAAACTTTAAGAATTCAACGAAACACAAACGAACAGTCTTATCTAAAAGCCTGTGAATGCGGTGCAACTAGAGGAGGGGATTGTGATTTGGTCACTGATTCAATATTTGAAAGCGCAATTATATTTAAAGATGTGTTATTAAATATTGATAAAACAAAATCTGTTGATCGTGAAAGAGAAATATTAGAAAAAGAAGTTGTCATACTCGAAAGAGAGCTAGTATTAGAGTATGAAGCAATTGAACGGATAGAGGAAGCTTATGAAGCGAGAGTTTATGATATCCATAAAATGACTACCAAGAAAGAAAAAAGAGAAGTCCGTATTCGAGAGATTGAAAATGAGCTGGATGAAAAAAGGAAGGTATTGAAAAATTTCTCATCAAATAAAACAGAAGTATCAATTGGAAATATAGATAATTTTATCCTTGCTATAGATCAATCTGAAAACATTAATTTGAATAAAGCTTATAAAACGATTATTGAAAATGTAACTTGGAAGAGAGTAAAGGATGAAGAGGTGGAAGTGATAGTAAACTTTCTAACTTAATAAATAAGTGAAAAGGAAAATAAAAGGTCAAATAATCCCGAGTAGGCTTTTTAGGTATATCGGTTTAGTACTTAATTAAGATTTTATTACTTGTACAATAAGGGAATTTATATTAGTTCCTAAAGTAAAACCGTTCATAATAAAGGGATTTATTGCTGTTGAAGGTTGAAAGAAGTTATCCACAATGCGAAAATGAAGAGACAATAGCATTCGAGACATGTTATAATCCTAATGAATTATAAATTGATTGGAGAGGTTTATAAATGGATACAGATATTAAAACAATTGCAACTACAGCATTATCATTATGGATAAAAACAGGAATATTGACAATGGACGAGTTTACAGAAGCTATGAAAATAAGCAATGACGAATTGGTGAAGTTGCTAAATAAAAAGATGAATAATATTGATTTCGGCTCATTACAATCTAAAATCGAAGAATGTTTACTCACTGAGAAGGCTGATAAATAAAAAAGAGGGGATTAATTCCCCCTCAAAATAATTCAATACTCATCAAACAATATCTTTATTGTTCAAAGCTATCCTCATCATTCCCCTTTAACTCCTTTGAACAAATCAAAACTTCTCAAATAAATCAAAAGAAATTCCCAGTATCTTTTTTAGGCAGTTGTTGTTGAATCGGTTGACTCTTAACACTAACATCTCTATTTTCAAACTTCTCAGCTAATACTTGTTTTACAAATGCTCCAAATGAAGTAGAACTCATCAACACTTTCTTTAACAAATCCATTTGTATTTCACTGTCCTTCTTAAATAGTACACTCTGCGTTATATATTTACCCGAACCTTTCTGTAACATCTCCTCAATCATCTCATCTACTTCTTCCTCTGACCTTATAAATGCCATAAGTATTCCCTCCATTTTTAATTCATTTGATATGCGTGTCTCCCTAATACGTATAACCCTTTAGCATTACTCATCACTGGATCATTTAAAACTTTAGCATGAGGAAAGTAGTCATTAAATCTCTCAACAAAATCTGAATCCAATGCTCCTCCACCTAAGATATAAATCTGTTCATCAGTTTCATTCCAACTCTTAGCAAATAATCTTCCGGCTAAAAAGTCAGCTAAACCTTTAGGATTATAATTATTATCTAAAGCCTCTACACCTTGACCAAAGAATGTGCCTGATTGACTATCCAAATATCGAGTAGCATCTTCATCATTTAATACTGAAACGAAATTTACGGTTCTTGATCCGACATCTAGAAAACGTGATACCCCTTTAGGCTCAAATGTCCAAAATGCAGCAGCTCCTTCTGGAACTACTTTTACATCACTAATTCTAAATGTCTTTGAAACATTGTTTATTTTAATAGTATGAGAACCAACTAATCTTTCTCTAATTCCATTTTTTTCATCTTCATTATGAGAGGATACAGGACAAGTTGTAATTAGGTAGTTATCGAGGAATCCGTATTGATGTATCGCAATAAGAATACTTAAATCGAAAAATAAGTTTTGTTTCGACTTACTGTGTGACTGAAGTGGCATAACTGAATCGTACTTTGCTAAAAATCCCCCGATGTAAGACTCGCCTTTATACTCTATAATGTAGTCTTTCTTTCCTTTTGGAATTGTCAATGTACGTTCTCCATATAAACTCTTTACAGATGGAAACCAATCAGCAGTATTACGTGTTACCACACATGTACTTGAACCCCCGTTATCAATGGCGATAGTACCGACCACATCGTTTCGACTCATTACATCTTCCCTTCATTTATGTTGATATTCCACTATATGCAAGAATGTAAAAGTTTTGAACTATTTTGATAAATTTTTATCTTTTTTGATTTTCTTTGTAACTATTTGAACATTAGGCTCATATTATGGTGGTATCAAAAGAAAGTTCAAAGAAGTTTTGAAGTATTTTGAACAAATAAAAAGAACCGTTCCAGTAAGAACGATCCTAATTACTTTTTATCTTTCTTTTTAGTAGGTAAACCATATTTCTCAGATGTCTTCTTAACAATAGAAGCAATTCGTTTTTTATCTTCACTTGTAAACTTAGCCATAATACGCACATCCTTTCAATTAATAAAAGAATGCACAATTAAATTAAAATTTATACACATAATCACGAATGATGTCGAATAGAGTGTAACACCTAAGTCAGTAAGTCAGTAGGTAAGTGACTTATAAGTATGTAAATAGGAGAGTGAAATCAAATGCAGAAAAAGGATGTTCAACCATTCATTAAGACATCTACAAAAGATGTTATTTACAAATTAAGCTTTATCACAGGGTACAGTGTCAAACAAATATGTGAAGACTTATGCGTTCACACCTTAAGAAACAAGAAGAAACTAGCCGAACAATTATCTCCTTATATAAAGAGAAATATCAAAATTGAAAATGATGTTTACACACCTAATGAAAAACCGCTTAAACACTATCCAATCTCAGGTGATTTAGAAAGGGTAACAATTAAGCTCAACTTAAACTCATTGGATTTTGCACATAGTTTAGCTCATTCGCTTGGATGGAGTACTGCAAAAGTAGTTGCTTATTGTATTAAACAATCCATGAATGACTTTGAGTATCTGAACTTTTACGTTATGAAATTCCTTGAGAAGAAAATGGATGAAAATAGGAAAGAAATGATCAATCAAATCATGAAAGATATTAATAATGAACTTGGTGAAGAACATATAGTTGTATCTCTTTTAATTGGAATTGTAGATGACTTAAAGGTCACTGACTTAAGCTTCAGTGACTCACTAGGTCACATAGTTGAAAACTGGTAGCATTATTCCCAAATTTCATTATTCCCTTGGGAACAAAGGAAAAACACCGTAAAATAGGGGATTTTGCTATATGTGTTTTTGAGGGAATAATGGGAACAAAGGGAATAATGGTCTCGAAATCAGCATGTAAATAAGGTCAGAATGATGGGTGATTTTTGATGAAAAATTACAATGATTTCCAAAATTTGTTTACTCAAAATTTAATCCTAAAAATTGTGAGGAAGGACGATTAATATGTATCCAATTACATCTAGATTTAATGACTTTGAATCCTTCAGAAAAATTCCACATAAAGGCATAGACTTCGCAATGCAAAAAGGAACGGAACTTAAAGCGATTGTCGAAGGTAGAATTCAAATTGTAGATTATGGAAATTTAAAAGCAGGAAAAACTGTAATTATAAAGGGCGAGGATGGGCAAACTTATATCTACGGTCACTTGTCAGAGTTTAATGTGAATACTGGAGATTATGTACATCAAGGAGATTTATTAGGCTTATCAGGTAATAGTGGAAACGTTGTAGGAGCAGGAGGAGGATATCATTTAGATTTCAGCGTAAAAAATGAGCAAGGTCAATTTATTGATCCTGCTCCATACGTAGACTTTATTCAAAATATGAATAATCCTGAATACATGAATGCTTTATTATCTGAAACGCTACAAAAAGCAAATGAGTCAAGTTTTAGTTTAGGGGATATAATGCAACAGTTCAGTGATAGTTTATCTAATCTTGACTTTGGTTCATTTGGTCAATTCACAGCTAATTTCATTTCATTCTTATTTCAATTTCTTCCATTTTAATCAATCACTCTAAACTCGTATAACGCCTCTAGAATTAATTCTAATTCTTTCTTCGTGATATTAACGTCCTTCTTACGTCTGATTGTATCGAGTACCAATTCTTCAACGTTTTCTAATTGTCTTTCGTATCGCGGTATTTGTGAATCATTAAGTACGCCTAAAAACATTACAATCAACCTCCTTGAGTTGTATTGTAACCAAATAAAACGAAATTATACAAAGGGGAGAAAATTATGATGGGTTCGCTTGTTGTCTTATGTGGTGTCGGAGTGGTATGTGCATCTGGTGTAGTCGTATCTTCTGCTTTTAGATTTTTCCATACATTTGAATACGATTTAACTGCAAAAATTACGGAATCGAAAAAATCAGAAACTAAAAGAGAGATGGGAGGTGTTGATCATGCAAAACATATTGCAAACATATCAAAACAAGCAAGCAACAAGCAATGATTCATTTAGTCCATTTGAATTAAAAGATACTTATACATCGACAAGTATGAAATCAATGGTAAATAAACAAAAACTAAATATGGATAATAAAACTAATGGAGTGCTTTTTCTAGCGGAAACTCTAAAAGAGGAGGTGTTACATGGAACTCAGAAACAACAAAAGAAGAATCTAAAACAATTGAAGAAAATACTCATAAAATTTGTAACAATAGCAGCGATAACTGGGGTTGGAATGAGCTTCGGGATACTTACAACAGAACCACTTACAGCATCAGCAAGCAGTCTGATAGCAACAGCAGGAGCAGAAACAGCTACAGAAATAACTCCAGACACAATAATGGATTGGGCATTGAAAATAGCTCTATTAGTAGTAGCAGTAGGAGTGGGATTATCGATGTCAATGTTTGCGGTAGTAGGGATATACCTAATGATAACTCGAAAAAGGAAAGAAGCAATGGATTGGAATTCGGACATAATAAAAGGCGTGATTCAAACTTTGGTTGCAATCCCCTTAATTTATGCCTTATTCCAACTTTCACAAATAGTGTTCAAAAATTTACCCTTCTTAGACGGTCTTATGTAAAATTAGCAGTCCCCTTTGCAGTTATGACTACTACTTTCTTATTCGGAATGCCTGAAGCAAGTGCAGAAGGATGGAGTTGGAATCCGATACAACCAATAGTAGATGATTGGGAAGCAACTAAAACTTGGTTCAAAGAACTACCACATAACATTGCAAAGTGGTCAGTTGAGTTAATGGCAAAGCTATATGAGTTAAGCACGTCACTAATCTTAAAGACTCCACTTTGGCTGTTTGACAACGATTGGTTCAGAAACACGACATATAAGTTTAGTTTGATTGCCATCGGTATTACATCTGTACTTACTTCAGTAGAAGGTATTAAACGTATGCTACCTAAATACAAAGGCAAACAAAAACCAATGGAATTAAAAGATATTGCGAAACGTTGGTTTTTAGTATCAGGTATAATGACTGCTACACCTTGGTTATTTCAAAAAGCATTTCAAGGATTGAACTGGATATCAGAAACACTCATTAAAATGGGTGCAGATAATATGAGAACAAATGCATTACCAGATAAGATTTCATTTTTTGATGTAGCAATCTTAGTAGGTTTTGATGTGGTCATGATATCAGCAATCGTTCCTACCTTATGGAAAAATGGACGTAGATTTTTCGATCTTTTAATTTTAGCAACTTCAACACCTTTCGCTTTAACTGCATGGATTTTCGATTCTTATAGAGGTTACTTTAAACAATGGTGGGAAAATGTGAAACACCTTAGTTTTGTTCAGATTTACCATTCTTTATTCTTATTAGTATTAGGGTGGTTCATTTATGGAGTACCAACTCCGACTACTTTTACTGGATTCATAGTTAAATTATTAGTTGTTATTGGTGGTTTCAGTAGATTGCAATCTCCTCCAAGATTAATAGCAGGACGTTTAGATAAAGGTGGAGGATTTGATGAAGTAACAGGTGGAGTTAAAAAGACTTTTGATGCAACAAAGAGAAATATCGAATTAACAAAAGGTATTCTAACGAAGAATCCTAAGAAAATCTTATCTGCTTTATCTAAGGATGCAAGGTCTTCTGCTAAAATTCTTCCTGTTGAAAATAAAAAGGAGGAAGTGACATCTTACCGTAGCAAGAAGAGTTCATTTACTAAAGTGAATAAAAGGAAAAGTAAATAGGAGTTGAGGTGTATGAAAAGTTTGTACGTTCGTAATTTATCCAATAATTATAATCCAATCACGCCTAATGAAATTGAAATGAAATTAAAGTCTATAATCGAAAGGTCGTATGATTCAGTTAGTGGGCTAGAGTTTAAGTTGCAACAAGGAATGACGGATTTCAAATTAGTTACTCCTTCACATTTCAAATATAAAGAGCGCAATTGCGTAAATCACTCTAAATCAAACTTTAGCAACTATGTAATATACGAAGGATATCTACAACAACCATTCTTTCTACCAATATACGATTCTCTAAATGGTGAATTTATTAAACAAATTGAAATGTTGTCTCAAGTGTTAAATGATGGTGAGTCAATCTTTATGCAATGGTTATTTACACGAGCTTACAATTGGCAAAATACAGCTACACAAATGTATTCATCTTATATATTATTCGGTAATGATCATCCTCTAACTTTTAACTTTGCACGTAATTTTCAAGATAAAGCAATAAGAATATTAAATAAGATAGGTTCATTCCAAGAGAATAGGAGTTATATAGATGAAGCTGAACAGAAGATTGTTAGTGAAGGGTATAGATTTCAACTTAGAATAGCAATTAATTCATCTAGACAAAAGTATTTAGTTGGTAAATTAGAAGAATTATTCGAACAATACACCTCTTACAATACAATTCGATTAGCGAGAATGAAGGGAGAGAAGTTGTTCGAACATATAGAGAATTGTGTTATGACATCTGATACTAGGTATCAAATTTTATCTATGAAGGAAATTCTATCAATCTTTGGAGGTAATGATAAAGAGGTAAATGAAATTGTAGTTGAATCAAGTAAACCAATAGTAAATGTGAGCAATGTAATTGAATTATTACCGGATTATCCAATGAAAGAAGTTCCAGTTAGAGAGGGATTAATACACGATATTGCCGAAGCGTTAAAACGAGTAGGAATAACAACACAAGCGAGAGTATATAATCCTAAAGTTACATCAGGAGTTCGTTTGACGGTTGCTCAATTTGATATCCCTAAAGAGAAAAATTTAACTGATATCACAAAGAAACAGAAGGATATTCAAGCTGCTTTAGGAGTGAATTCATTAGCAATAGAACAGGGGAATATGCCAGATACAGTTAGAATATCCATTCCAAATGAAACACCTTCAATAATAGCTTTAAGGACAATGCTAGAAGATGAGTCGTTTGAGAAGTATCGTAAGGAAAATCCATTAGCATTCGTTGTAGGTGTTGATGAGATTAATAACCCAATCTACTTGTCATTAGTTGAACTCGTCCACCTTTTAATTTCCGGTACAACTGGTTCGGGAAAAAGCGTAATGATATCCAATATAGCGGTTCAATTAACGCTAATGAATTCTCCTCAAGAATTAAAATTAGTGATGATTGATCCAAAGCAAGTTGAATTTCAGCATTTTTCAAAATTCCCTCATACAGAAATTATTACAGATATGAACAAAGCTGCGTCTATTTT